TAGCGTCTCTCACTCGGTAGTATTGCCAGGGTAACGGGCGGCGGAAACTCTTGTAGGCATGCTCAAGAATGTTCATGTCAAAAGTTGGACCGTTGGCCCAGATTGATTTAGATTTCCAAATCAATCGACCCAGTTCTTCCAGTGCTGTGTCTAACGGAATACGATTGTCTGGGCCAAATGCTTCTTCCTGTGCTTCGGGCGGTTGGGTAGCCCACCACTCGATTGTGCCCTGTTCGATGTTGCGGTCGGGCTGACTGTCCGGATCGATTCTGGCATAGAACTGTTGCGTGTGATAGCCCGTGCCTAGTGGATCAAATGCCTGGGCGGCGATGGTTAGGATACAGGCTTCTGGGCCAGTGCCTACCGTTTCAATATCAATCATTAAATCAGCCATGTGCTGATTATAGCACAGATTTCAGCCAATCACAAAGGTTAATGGCTGACTTCCGTCCACATAATTCACCAATTGCTTGATGCACTCGGCCATTTCTTCTTTGGCTTCGGCTTTCATGGCTGTACCATTCAGTGTGCCTCCGCCATTGGGTCCGGCGATAGTGCCAAATTTCTCACGGGCTTCACCAATGATCATCTTGCAAGCCGCTGTGGTGTAATCTCTGATCCATTGCTGAATCTGGAAATCGCTCAACAACTGGATCTCGGGTTTGAGATTATAAGTCCACAACAACACCACTTCACCGCCACCTGCTGGATTACGGATAATTTGCAGTTTCTTTGTGACCGGATTCCAGGTGTAGTTTAAGAATCCGCCAAACATCCTGGCAGCCAATTCCACATATTGACTGTAGAAATCGTATGTGGCCAAACCACCCGATTGGTTGAAGTTGATCAAGTACACATTCATCTGCGCCTGACTGAACGGATCAAAGTTTGAGCCCATGGGCCCCGACGCTATACCAAAGGTGCGTTTGAAGATCTGCCGCACACTCTGCACTTCCTGCGGCAAGGTGTAGATGTTTTGTTGATTAACCAACTGCATGAAGCTGTATGATTCTTCATACGCAGCATTGGCCCGCTGGCGGTAAGTGCCAATGGTCTTCTGATATGCTGCTTCAAAGTGGGCAGGGTCCAGTTCAATGTCAATGATCTGGCTGCCCAATTGCAGGCGCACATACTCAAAAAGATTGTTTTTGAGTGTTACTAGGTCTATTGGTTGTTGTTCTTCCATTGGGGACTCCGTCCCCAATATTTAGCACATTACCAGACCTTCAGGATGATCAAGTTGTCGTTGCCACGCCCGTTCCATTGGGTTTCTGTGGTACTCAATTCTTTGAAGATCTTACGGGTTGCTGGTTTGCCTGCTGCCAACAATGCTTTCAGGGTCTCTGCTGGCTTACGCAGGGTTTTCTGCGAACTTGTGCCTGTGTCAAATCCAATCACAGCCGAACTCTTCACTGTGAAGTTGCCGCGATGTGCATCACCAACCACATGGATCAGTTTGCGTTTCACTGTATCGTACAGCCAGGCTTCTGTGGCATCCACCAGTTTCACAGCAGGTTCACTAACCAGTTTGAGATCCGGGAATGTCTTGAGATACTTGAATCGGGCTGTGACTTTTTCAGCACTAACTGCTTTCTTGGCTCGCGGTTTGCGTTCCACTTTCTTGATCTGCACATAGTTATTGCAGTCAGTGATCACCTGCTCAGCAAACTTTACCAGTTGCTTGAGTTGAGTTTTGGTCAAATAGCCGTAGCCTTCTACCAACTGTGCGTCCTTGCCTGCTACCACTGCTTCCAGTTCAGTCAAATGACCTTTCCAGATCTGTTGGATCTGATGGATCAACTGTGGTGCTACATTGTGTCCACGGATGATGGTGATGGGCTGGAATTGTGCTGACATCTTGGCACCTGCGGCAATGAAGTCGTCAAACAGGCCTTCAATCTCACCAGCACATTCCGACGCTTTTTCTTTCAAGCGATCCTGGATAGTAGGACCAGCAGGTTTTGCTTCTGCTACTTCTACAGGTTCTGCTTGTTTTTCTGCCAGCAGTTCCAAGATCAGGTTGTCCAGTTTGATCTGTTCAGTATCTAATAGTTCCAGGCCCATTGTGCTCATGCGGCACAGCCAGCCTGTGGTCAGTCGCACTTGGCTGTCAGGCAGGGTGCGGATACGGCGAGCGTCCTTGGTGCGATTGTGTGCATCCAAGTAAGCACCAATAAAGTCCTTGGCATCTTTTTTGCCGTAGAAATAGTTATACCAACCAAACGCATTGCTGAACTTGCTGGCACGATTTTCTGTGGGCTGTACCCGCCACTCGGGCTCGTGCCCAACATATTTTGTGTCAGGGCTACGAGGGTTCAATGCTTTGACATTGGCTTTTGCTGCTAGGGTTGCCATAGGATTCCTTTGCTAGTGTTTATGATGTAATTATAGCACATCATGATTTTTTGGTCAAGTCCGCGCACAAGAGCACAAAAGTCATGTCTGATTCCTTGCGGAACATGATGTAGTAGGGTGTCTCTACGTTACGGCCTCGAGTTCCAAAATATCCAACCCAATCAGAATGCCGGGTGGACCAGCTGGTGCCCAAGCGGTCTTGACAGATTCGTTCAATCTGAGAGATTTTGTCTTTATAATCCCACCAGCCCGCAAACCGTAGGCCAGATTCATACCCAGCTTCTTTGTGCGGTCGGTATCTGCGGTCTAACTTGATGACTTTCATTCCAGCATTATAACTGAAGCAGACTTTCTGGTCAACCTGGGCATAAATAAAGCACTATGCCAAGATTGTCACTTTATAGGCCTAATCGCACCGCGGATTATCGTTTTTTCGACCGCACCATCTCCGAAATGTATCAGGTGGGCGGGGTAGACATGTATCTGCACAAATACTTGGGCCCGCTCACCAACGATAACACTGGTAACAACGACGCTACCCTGCCCAAATACGACTCAACCAATCCGCTGTTTATCGAAGATCTGCTGCTGTTAGAAAATCGTGATCGAGCCTATGACAATGATATCTATGTCATGCGCGGTGTTTATCGCCAACAAGACATTGACTTTGATCTTACCCAGTTTGGCCTGTTCCTGAACAACGATACTTTGTTTATCACATTCCACTATAACGACATGATTGACACCATGGGTCGCAAACTCATGAGCGGAGATGTGCTGGAACTGCCCAATCTCCGAGACTACAATCCACTAGATAGTGCCATTCCTAGAGCATTGCCAAAATGGTATGTGATACAGGATGCTGCTTTTGCCAGTGAAGGTTTCAGCCAAACATGGTTGCCTCACTTGTGGCGCGTGAAAGCCACACCCATGGTCAACTCACAAGAATTCAATCAGATCACCAAACAGCCCTTTGAACCTCTCAACATCTGGGATCCGGGCAATTTCTATCCAGGCGGTGTCACAGTGCTTTACGGCGACACGTATTACAAATCAAAAGGCCCTGTGCCTCCAGGAACAGATATCAACAACACACAGTATTGGGAACTGATAACCGATCCTACCACCATAGAAAATCAACAAAGCACACGACCAAGAAACTTGGAGATCAACGATGCCATCCTTGCTCAAGCCGAAGCAGAAGTGCCCACATCGGGATTTGATGTTGTGAAGTTCTATGTCCTTGCTACCAATCCCGACGGATCACCTGCCAATCCTGAATCTGCCACATACACCGCAGACTACACCATTACTGATGCTAGCCGCACAGTGGCCAATCAGGGCATCACACCCCAGGGCGACGGGTATACAGCAGGATACTTGACCGGAGATGGCAAAGCACCTAATGGGTTACCGGTCACTGCCGGAGTTAATTTTCCACCCAGCCCTATTGCTGGACAGTTTGCGCTGCGATTGGATTACTTTCCCAATCGCTTGTTCCGCTTTAATGGCACCGCCTGGGTCAAGATTGAAAGCAATGTAAGAACCAATCTCACTCCAGGATCCACCAACAATACTTTACGCAGCAGCTTTGTTAACAATACATACACTGTGAACACAACGGATCTCGGCAATATACCTAGTCGTCAGAGTTTGAGTGAAGCTCTGGAACCCAACATGGCCAATGGCGACCAGGGCGGCAATTTGCCACCTAATCCATATCCGCCTACACAACCTTATCAGAAGAGCAGCTAATTATGCAATTATTCTTTTACGACGAACAAATCCGTCGCTATTTGCTGCAATTCACACGCATGTTCAGCTTGTTTGAAGTTGAATACGGACGCAACGAACAAGGCACCACCGATCTGATCCGTGTGCCCATACGCTATGGCGATGCCAGCAGACAAGCACAGACCATACTGAACCAGAACTCGGCCAATAGTCTAAATGCTACTCCGTTAATGACGTTCCATATCACAGGTATGACCTATGATAGAGACAGGATGCAAGACCCATATCATGTAAGCAAGACGTTTGTGCGCCAACGCACTTGGGATCCCGCTACAGAAAGCTATGAAACTTCGCAAGGCAATGCATTCCAGATCGAAAGACTCATGCCGGTTCCATACAAACTCACTGTGGAATTGGATGTATGGACATCAAATACCAATCAAAAAATGCAGTTGTTCGAGCAGATTGCTACATTGTTTAATCCTTCATTGGAAATACAATCCACAGACAACTATATTGATTGGACCAGTCTCAGTGTATGCAGTCTTGATGATGTGCGATGGTCAAGTAAAACTATTCCTGTAGGAACCAATGTGAACGAACCCTTGGACATCATGACCATGACATTCAGCATGCCTATCTGGATCTCATCTCCGGCCAAGGTCAAGAAGCTGGGTGTGGTAGAACGTGTGATTGCCAATATTTTTGATGCACAGGGAGATGCTGTGAATGCCATCACAGACAATGATTTGTTGTTAGGAACCAGGATCAAGGTCACGCCGTGGGGTTATCAAGTGGCGCTGTTGGACGGACAATTACAAGTGCTACAACCATCACAGCCAGACAACCCCACTCGGTTAAATCTGGACCCATTTAATTTTCCCATAGCAGAACAGCCGCAGATCACTTGGCCCTCGGTGATTGGCGCTTACGGTGTTTTACGTCCAGGTATCAGTTACATCTCATTGGAGAATCCTTGGATCCCAGATAGTCCTGTCATTGGCACCATTGCTGTGAATCCTGCTGATGATCGATTGTTGATTTTCAACATCAATATTGATACCGCACCACAAAATACTTTAGATCCTATTGAGTCGATAGTGAACCCACTGCTGACGGGACC